ATTATCAGGCGCTGAGCGCCGTCCTGCGACAGCAACCGCGTCAGCAGTGGCGCCTGCTGGGCGTCGCCATCGTCGGCGATAAAAAAGCCCTGCGAAAGCTGACGGCAAAACTGGCGCTATTCAGCTAATCTTTTTGCGGGAAGCTGGTCATGGCTTCCTGTTTTTCCCCTCCTGCCCCTCGACCCCGCCGTTTGTACAGGTTACTTGTACAGTTTTCGTTTCGGAATAGTCCTTACAAGCTGCTGATAAGTGTCAAATAGCACACTTTGTTAAAGAATCCGATTGTACAGATTGGGCTTCATTGTATAAGTTTACTGCCACGAGTTGTCATGCGACTCTGTAACGAATGATGCACTTGCGTCGCCTCTGAAGGTGTCAGTGGATTTCCACCTTCAGAGGTTATTTTTTCTGTTCAATTTGTGACACTGGTACCATCGCATCTGTCCATGCGGTGGTTTTTTTGATCGCTTTGTCCTGACATCCGAACCGGAATCGGGCTGTTCTGAAGGGCTTACACATGCAATATATTCTTCCCCGGACCAATCAGGAAATTGCTGATTATTTTAATCCTGCCGCCAATAAACCCGCCAGCGAGATGGAGATGCTGGGTATCCTGGTTGCAGAAATTTTGCAGTCAGGCATGCCAGTGAACAATAAAGCGATTATCTCAAAGCTTATTCATCGGCTGGAGCTGGAAAGCGACAGGGAATTGCTGGATATCTACCGACAGCTGCTTGAACTGGTGGTCCATAAAACCCCGGACGATTTTTCACTGTAGCATCGACTCCACGGAGGGAGTCATCCGCCTTTTTCTGGTATCTTCGCCAGTCGCCCGGTACTATCTGCCCCTCACTGTTTATCCTGATCTTCCCGCCCCTCGCGCGGGAGCAAAATAACTAAAGAGCCTGCAATCCTTTATGACTCAAACCAATGATATTGCCGCAACCGACGTTGTGGCGGGCGATATCAGTGTAGGGCGCGTTCTGCGTTCGCCTGCGCTGCTGACCCGCGAATGCCTGGCCGGGGTGATTACCGCGCTGGCGCTGATCCCTGAAGTGATCTCCTTTTCCGTTATTGCCGGTGTAGACCCTAAAGTCAGCCTCGTCGCCTCGGTGGTGCTCTGCCTGACCCTGTCGATACTGGGCGGACGTCCGGCGATGGTAACAGCGGCTGCGGGTTCAGTGGCGCTGGTTATCGGGCCGATGGTCCATCTGCATGGCGTTGAATATATTCTGCCCGCGGTGGTGATGGGCGGCGTCATTCAGATTCTGTTTGGTGTGGCCGGCCTGGCGCGCATGATGCGTTATATCCCCCGTTCGGTGATGCTGGGATTTGTGAATGCGCTCGGGGTGCTGATTTTCTTTGCTCAGGTGCCGCACGTCTGGGGACAGTCATCACTGGTGTGGATCTTCTTTGCCGTCACACTGGCTATCGTGCTGTTGTTGCCGCGTCTGATAAAAAGTGTTCCTTCACCGCTGGTTGCCATTGTGGTAGTGACTGCCGTCGCGCTGTTAATGGGCTATCGCATGCCGAACGTGGGCGATGAAGGGCCGATGAGTCCCGGTCTGCCCGGTTTTAACAGCCTGCTGGTGCCACTTAACCTGCAGACCCTGCAGATTATCTGGCCCACGGCCCTGAGCATCGCCTTTGTCGGGCTGATGGAGTCACTGCTGACCGCCAAACTGGTCGATGACCTGACCGATACCCCCTCCAGTAAGCGTCGCGAATCCTGGGGCCTGGGCGTGGCGAATATTCTGGCGGGCTTTTATGGCGGTATCGCCGGGTGCGCGATGATAGGTCAGACCATCGTCAATGTTGAGCTGGGCCGGGCGCGCAGCCGGGTCTCCACCGTGGCCGCCGGTCTGGTGCTGCTGTTACTGGTGACCGGACTGAGCCGGATTATGGCGCAAATCCCGATGGTGGTACTGGCCGGGATCATGATGGTGGTGGCCGTGAAAACCGTTAACTGGCATAGCCTGCAACCCGCTACCCTGAAACGTATGCCGTGGTCAGAGACGCTGATTATGGTGCTGACGGTAGCGGTGACTGTCTGGACAGGTAATCTGGCACTGGGCGTTCTGGCTGGGGTAATCCTGGCTATGCTGCTGTTTGCCCGCCGTATTGCGCACGTTATTCATGCGGAGCGTCAGCTGAGCGAAGATGGCGAGTCGGTGCGCTATGTGGTGCGCGGCCCGCTGTTTTTCGCCAGCAGCAACGACCTGTTCGAGCATTTCGATTATGGCCATGACCCTAAAAAGGTCACTATCGATTTAACGCACGCGCAAATCTGGGATGCGTCCAGCGTCGCGGCGCTGGATGGCATTGAGTATCGCTATCAGCGTTATGGTGCAGAGGTGACCATTGAGGGGCTGGACCCACGCAGCACGGACTTCCATCAGCGTCTGACCGGTAATTTCGGCTAAAAACGCCGTTCTGCTGCCTCTCCGGCAGCAGAACTCACTCAGCCTGTTGCCGCCGCGCGCGGTAGCGACCAACCATGGTAATCAGCGCCTGGTAGATTAAACCGGCGTAAAGACTTGTCAGAATCGCCAGACCAGGCTCTTTGCCCTGCTGATGCCATGACATAAACCACATGAATACGCCCCACAGTACAGAGAACACCAGCCACCCGCGGACGAACTTCATCATGCCATTCATAACGACTCCTCTTAAATGAAGCGCTACCTTAGCGCGCTCCGGCCTGAAACGCATTGCCAGCATGCGCGAGTTGCGAGGCGTCTCAAATAATCGTCGACAATTTGCCATGCGTGTTGATGATTTAGCCCTGTCCGGGCGGTTTTGTTGCAATTCTCTATACTCAACGTTCCGCTTACCTGATCGGGGAATTACGATGAAACGTACTGCTTATCTGTTATCCACACTGGCTATCCTCGCCACGCTTACGGCCTGTGCACCGCCGCCACCGGGCAGAGATGCCCCGCCACCGCCTCCACCTGGCGGGCAGCAGCCGGTAGGCGCACCCGGCGGCAGCGGCCCGGCAGGACAACCGCAGGCCTGACATTATTCTGCCAGCCTGCGTTGCGGGCTGGTTAATGCCGGAAGGCGCAGCCGCAGGCTGACATCTCACCCGGCAGCACTTTGCCTGCGTGAGAGTGACGCCGCTGTAATTGCTCCTGCTCTTCAGCACTGCTGTTGCCTGCCTGCTGTCCCAGCCAGCGATCCAGCGCGCGGCCAGCGATCTGCCGGATGTCAGGTGACCAGCTGGTGAGATGCCAGGTTGAGCTGCGGGCTTCTTCACTATCGCCAAAACCAGCCACTGCCAGATGGATACCCTGACCAAAATCCCGAATCGCCTGCATTGCACCAAAGGCCATCAGATCGCTTTCACAGAAGAGTGCCTGGATACGCTCAGCAGCACGTGTCTTTTTCAGGTAAGACATCATCGCCTGATAAGCGCAGTCGCGATCATCACTACCCACAGTCAGTTCGGCGTTCAGCGCCATGCCTGCCGCCAGCAGAGAGGCGCGATAGCCCTGTTTTTGCGCCAGTTCGCCTGGCTGAGCCTGCATAAAGCCAAACCGCTGATGCCCCTGTTTAAGCAATAATTCCGCTGTCACCTCACCCGCCCGCAGTGCATCCGCCTGCAGTTCAGGCTCAGCGTCAATCTGAAGCACCGGCAAATGGCAGGCATCAGTAACGCGGTTACCGGGGAGTAACAGCAAACCACGCAGCCCGAGTGGTGTAGCCTGCCGGATGAGTGCGGTCAGTGTGACGTCGGTTTCGGCACTCAGTAGCACCGAGATAACACCGCGCGCGTTAAGCTGGCGCATCACTTCGTCCAGCATTTTTTGTTGATACGGATTGAGCAACTGGCTGGCGACAACACCGATAACCGGAGGGGCCGCCGGTTCAGTTAAGTCAGGTGTAAAAGGTGTAATCATTGGCATTAATTCTCTGCGACGGCAAACAATAGTCACCACAATACGGTAAACCACAACGTTTCAACAGGTTACAGAGTTCGACACAGGCCGCAAAAATGAGTGAAATCGGATGTAATTGGGATGGATCGGCAGAAACCCAAAAGGGCCAGGCTGGCGTTAACGTAGATGCAGGAGAGGGACCGGGCAGCAGGAGTTGAACCCGCATCGTCAACCCGTTAAGAGTTGCAGTAATACCTTTATACCATGCCCGAATGGCGTGCCTGGAAAAGCCGCGCTATGTGAACAAGAAGCGTAGTACGACTTTCTGACCAGGCAAGCGCAAGCGGCAGGTATTTTTGCAACCGTCGTATGAAATCAAAAAAGAGGTGCTGCTGCCTGTAGGCATTGATTATTCAGCTAACCTTAAGTTTCAGGCAGCCTGTTCCGACCGGGACTTATGGCCAACATTTTGCAGAGGTCAAGACTATGCCGTCAGGACAATTTTATGTGGTTGATCAACCCGAACTGAATTTTACCGCCAATTATCATATTGATACGGTCAATGATAAACCCTATCCCTCGCGGATGGTACTGGAGATCCGGAAGCAGTCACAGCCAACCGACGCCTTTGATGATATCAGCATCGGCCATGAAGTGACCTTTGTCTCTTCCAGTGGTGAGGCGCAACGGATGGTGCTGGTGAGTGACACTGATGATGAGCTGGTATTCAGCTCCCGGGGCTGATGCCGGCTTATACCGCTAAACGGAGGTTGCAGTCGCCGTATCCGCCAGATAGCAGGCACAAAAAAACCGCCCTTGGGCGGTTACGACATTACTGCATATTGCTTTTATTTTATTAGATTTTCTTCGGCAGAAATATGGTGCCCGGGGCGGGACTTGAACCCGCACAGCCTTACAGCCGAGGGATTTTAAATCAGGCGCTATAATCATATAAATCAATCACATATGATTATTTTTCATAATATAGTCCCAAAAATGGCCTCAATAGATTCAACAAGTTAGAGGCAGACATGGGGCCATATTATGAAAAAATTTACTTAAATTATCGGTCTGTCAGGCTCATACACGGATACTATTTCTGCCGTGACTTTACCCAGCACGATGATCCCTTCCATACCATCCCCGTCGATTGTTTCACCGTCCTGGGTGATTATGCCCGTTCTGAACAATTTCCCCAGTTGAGAATAATCTCCGAGCTGGAATGCCACTTTTTCGCCTGTCTGCCCCTGAATTGTCCTGTCGATGATAGCGAAGCCAACCGGCGTCTCAATCATCAGCATATGAGTCGGGTGAGGCATCAGGATTTTGTTCAGGTCAATGCGGCCCTCAACGTAGTCATTTGCCGGTGATGGAAATCCCATGTCATATTCCCCCGTTCGGGTTGAACTGTCGGTATGTCTTAGCCTCACCCTCCTGCGTCGATGCATCGCAGAACGTCACCGTGTTTGTCTTTATCCACTGGTTAGCCTCCCGCAGGCTGAAATGCCAGTTAAGCAACTCCAGCTGATGGACGAACTCCTGAGTAGTAACGATAACGCCCTGCCTCGGATCCCGCCTCATAGCGTTCATAAATGCATGTTTGATTTCATAGTCGCGTGGCATGATAAATCCCCCCTCCAAAAAAATACTGTATGGATAAACAGTAATATCATAGGGCGGTTTTGATCAAGGCGAGGCGGTGAGGAAATTTGTAAAGAGGTTGATGGCGCAGGGATTTTTAGTTGGCGTGTACAGATGATAAGTGATTAATCCAACCATTAAACTAAATTTTTCACAGGTCATATCCGATTTTACTGGATAATTATAGGAGACATCACATCCTTGAAGCCACTCATGAGGGATGGGGGCAAACAGCGAGATCCTGCATAATTTATAATCTGCAGGATAGCTAATGAAAGAAGTACAAAACTGCATTACACAATTTATAACATAAGATTTTTAGATTTATGTAGGATATTAAATAGCTCACGGTAGTGTGAAACAGCCTCTAAAATAAACTTACGGTTTTGTTCTTCTGTACGATGATTATCATTCCTTATATTTTCAGGCCTTAGTGCCTCGTTAATAAGCTCATCAGGAGTGTAAACTCGGCTAATATCAATATTGGTATAATGTTGGCAGCTATAAAGCTGTGCTTTCATAAATAACTCTGCACATCCAACTACCTTTGCTGCTAACTCTTTAAGTAAACCAGCACTTTCAATATTTGTATATAAAAACATAAAGTCATCTAATCTTTCATCTTTAGGAGAGACACTGCTGAACCCCCCGCTTAATTTTTTTGTACTTTCCAATAAAAACTGAAACATATTGAGGCGAGATGACTGTAAGTCAGCGATAGCTTTATCCGCATCCCTTCGAACTTCTTTAAGCTTGACGATATTTCCAGCAATAGAAAACTCTTGAATTTCAGATGAAAAGTACAACATTAGACTGATAACAGAGCAAAGAGTAAAAAATGTTATAGCCTCTCCAGCTGTGAACTTTGAATACCAAAAGAGAAAGCCGTTTATTAAAGTAAAAAATCCGAAGAAAACAATTGGAACAATTTCTTTAACAATTTTCATAATACAAATCCTTGTGCTTTTTAGCATGGCCTTACCAATTAATTAAATGCGTTATTTTCTTTCACTTCCAGACAAATCCTCCCGCGCAGAAAAATGAAACTCTCCTGTACGCACATCTATTCTTTCACGAAGCCTTCTCAAAAGGTCTCTATCCTGTTCGTTTTTCCTTATAACTATAAATTCATTGACCGCACACAGCAGATTATGCGCTCTCAATCTAATTGCGTCTGATGAGGTAATCTGTATTCGATTATATACATCAAGAAATTCAATATAATCTGAACCCTGAGCATTGCAGTTAACTTCTCTATACTTTTGTACAAGCATCATAGATTGCGTCAGGAACTGACTGTAATTTAACTTCCTTTCTTCAATCGCTTTGTTAGTAAACTGGCGAGTTTCTTTATCAAGTTCATGTCTGAGATTCTTTTTCAAAATAAAATAAGACGCCACTGCAGATATAAGAGCGCCAAAACCTATTTTCACCGCTGAATCGACAACTTCAATCCATCCCATAATGCACCTTTAAACGCATTTAACGGCCTCTGGTTCACATGCACCATAACTGATGCATGTACTTCCACACAGGTTAGCAATACTAGCCATTCGTTGCGGTCTGCTTAAGGCATAAAGCTGACATTTATAGTAGTTAAAATCGACGCTGTAAATCCCTGTCGCGCCTAAAAAGGTTTTGATGTGCCATTGAGGACTGATAATGCAACGCTGTCCTCTAGATTTAGTCGCCGCTCTGCCAGCATTACAATCATGTTGGCTATGGCCTCCTGCGATACCGTCTCCCCTGTGGCAATGAGTTGCCAGACAGCCTCCCCCATAACCCTACATGCTGCGTCGTGTGCCTGTTCCTCGAATCGCTGATCCATAGTGCCTCCTTATTAAATTAGGCGTCAGAGTAGCTCCATAATTCATTAGCTGCACGCGGACAGCTGGAATTTGCGAGACGCGTTCCAAATGTTCGATGAAATGGGAGATAGTTAAAAAACGCTCTTTAGTTAAAATATTTTCATGTGGCAATGATCTAACTCAAATCTTGAGAGTATTTGCCAGATATCATTAACCTCAATATTAGTAGTCTTAAAGGGATTTTTATTCAGCATGCATAGCATTAAGAAAAAGTTAAATTCAATCCAATCTCTGCGGGGTCTTGCTGCGATGTTGGTTGTGATGTTTCATTTTCGAACCGACCTCGCCACGGATTTTCCTGTAGCTAACTGGTTATTTGCTCAGGGTGCTATCGGGGTTGATCTATTTTTTATGATAAGCGGATTTATTGTTTACTATGTTACATTAAATGAAAACAACGGAATAAAATCTTCAGAGGACTTTTTAATAAAAAGAATATGCCGTATTTTTCCGCCATACTTTATAGCCACTCTTTTCATAGCCGGAAATTCATGGGATAAATGGTCTTCAACTTTGCGCTCTTTTTCGTTCCTTCCGGCTGATATTACTCAGGCCGCTCCTTACTTCGGCTATCCAAGGCTGTTTGTAGGTTGGTCCCTAAATTATGAATTCGTTTTTTATACTATCTGTGGATTCGCTCTTCTTTTTCGAAAGCATAAACACATTATAATAACTGTAATTATATCATCTTTCGTCGCACTACCACGCCTAGCCAATAATTATGATATCCCACTACCTAACATTAATCATGGATATCGCGGTTATTTAGCCCTAATGACCAACGCCATGATGTTAGAGTTTTTGGCAGGTATATTTATCGGCCACATTGCAATTAACAAGAGGTTATATCACTCTAGGTGTGCGGGCTGGGTGGTTATATTTTTATCCACTACATATTTTATCTATATTATGTTGGGATTCGGCAGCGCGCCGGGGAACGGTAATTATGATTTTGCGGCATCTTCTTTTTTTCTCTTACTTTCGCTTTCATGTTATGAATATCAATATGGAATAAACCCTCCTAAATTTTTAACATCAATTGGCACAATATCATTTTCTATTTATTTAATGCATCCACATGGTTTATCTCTGGCTCGGAAGCTCATCTCCCGGCATTACCACGGTTCATTTACGGGAGTAACAACAACACTAATGGCATTAATCTTTACTGCGTTATTCTCGATGGCTTTTTATAAGTTATTCGAGATTGGACTAAGTAATTATTTGAGAAGGAAATTGTTAAATAAACTCCATAAGCCAGTTATTGCAGTTAGCTAAAATCTAGCCGCCTGAGGTGGCGGCAATTTTTTTAATTCATGGTTTGCTGGGCCATGTGACCAAGCTTAACCCTGACTCGTCGTGGATAGTGCTTAGATCTAATTCCTTAAGAGCTTTAATGTAGGCCATCCACTTAACAAGAATAGCCTTATCATAATCACTTATAACATCTAATTGAAGCTCTGTACGCCAATCAGCAATGGTCGTGTTTGCTTCACTAAGCAGGCTCTGCCGCTGCGTTTCTGCTATTTTATTCCATTCAATAATGGGATTTGTGAGAGTCGGCTTACCCTTACTGTCAGCTGTAATTATTTTCCCAACCGCCTGCCCCTCAAACAGAGATTTATATTCATCATCTGTTATAACCACCGCGTCTTCAGGCCAGCCGGAATTGGTGTTTTCATATAACTCCCTATCGGACTCCCGATAAAAACCACCTGACTTGGCGCTATAGTAATATTTATCGCTTTCCATTAATTAAACTCCATAGGCTATATATCGAACGTATTGAGTTCGGTCCATATTTCGCGAGGCGTTAGTATCAACCATAACGTATGCCCCAGTAGTGCTCAGGTTAAGAAATGCAGCGCAGGCTACATACCCAGCTGATGACGCTTGATCCGCAGTGCTGCCAACAATCGATACCACGCCGTTGGGAAATGCCAGTGGAAACGAGAATGAGGCGCTACCAGCGCTGCCCGATACAGGAACAGCTACCGTACCAGCCTGAATAATCAAACCAGTTGCGCTGTCTCTCCACCAGCCTCCCCCTGGATTGCCGGTATTTCTTGGCTGAAAGTTATTGTTAACCCAATTGTTGTTGTTACTTATCTGTCCGCCGATTTGTGCATCCACCCAAGTACTTAGGTAGCCGCCCCATGCGGGGCCATAAACATTGCCGTCCTCAGCCAGAAAACTAGCTCCGCTGCCGGTGTAAGCTTTACCATAAATTTGCGTGTTGCCGTTCTGATCAAACCTGAACTCATGTATGGTGCCGAACCCATCCCATTGGAGTTGCAAATAGGCCCGAGTCCCGACTTCCTCGACGATCCGCATGAATCCCGATGCGCCGTCTTTAAAATCCTGATCGCCCCCGCGCCCCTTTATTACAACACGGTACATGGGCGAATAAATCACAGTGCCTGTAATGGGATTTTTCGAGTTAGAAATCAGCGAAATACTTGCTTCTTCATCCAGATTCCCACCCGTGCGGGGATATGCGCCTGTTTGCGCTGCTGTGGGAGGATTTTGCGTTGAGAACAACTCGCCGACGTCCGTTTCATCAACGGTTATATATAATTTGCGGTCACCATCATTCCAATCCATGTAAATACGGTGTTTGCCGGACGAATGTTTACCGCCGTTAGCCTGCACGGCTTGCCAGTTACCGACGAGATTCAGCCCTAAATTTTCCAGCGCTTTAGCAATATTATTCAGGTCACTAAGATTTGCGTCCTGCCTCAAAAACAAGCCATCGCCTGTGGCCACCTTAAGTTCAATGCTGGCGGTTTCATTTACGGCCAGACGAAACTGCAGGCTGACGTTGATACCGCTGACCGGCTTTTCAATGGCAGCGCAATTCGCCACTGCATAGAGTTCTCCGGTATCAGTTAACAGTCCCACTTCACGAATAGTGAACCCGCCCACATCAGCCGGAACAACGAGATGAGCTACCCACTGGTTAGATTGCTCATGAGATACGTCCAGCCCGGATATAGCATGGCGGTATACTTCACGAATCAGTGCAGTTTGCGACGGATTTGGCGTTGCGGCCTTCCCGTTACCATCACCGATTACAAAATCTTTGATAACGACCGGCGTGCCGTTTGCAGACGACGCCGCCTCCAGCTCTTTTCCCCGGTTCGTGAGGATGCTGTAATATTGCTCTGCCACGATTATTCTCCAGTCTGAATCACAGCGTTGATGTACGCAGTTACCGCACCGCCTGTGTAATAGTTTCCTGCTGCGCCAACGTCAGCGATCACATCAATGCTGCTGAGATAGCTGCGTAAATTTTTAGCCTTATTCACCTGACGCCGTATGCGGCTATACAGGCTGTCATCTATGCCCTGAAGGCTGTAGACCTCAATCCGAAACGTGTACGGCGCTCTGCGCGGGTTTTCCTGCCACCACTCAATAACTGTAGTGGGCAGGCTCACCGCCCCCAGCGCACGTCTAACAGCGCCTGCAGTGCCACGATGCTGATGCACATAGGCAGCATCGCGGCAGACCTGACGTTTTTCATCCTCTGTCCAGCTTTCGTCCCAGAAATCGACTGATAGCTCCCATGCCAGCCAGGGCAGCAGATGGTAAGGGCAGTCATCTGCACTTTTAACGCTTCTGACCATGCCGGTTTTGAGGGCGAGAATCTGTTCCCGTGATGCCTGCTCCAGCGCTCGCTCCTGATGAAGAGCGTTCTGTGGCAACAGCGAGCGAAATTTATCAGCCATTCCCAGACCCTCTTATCGTGACGCTGATTGCCTGACACCACGGCGCTTTCCCCATCTCAGCCTCAATATCTGCTGCAGGGCTTGCCAGCCTCACCCTTACCACACCAGGCTGTTGCAGAGCGGCATAGATGGCGGACAAAGGTATGACCGTATTAATTCGGTGAGAGAGTGCTGCGTAACTCGTTGCAACGCTGACCGCATTATCCAGCACCGTCTGCGCATCCGGCCCATCGGGGATTTCCAGCTCTGCCGTGATGCTGTATCGCTGTATGATCGCGCTTTTAACGCTCACGAAATCTGTCAGCGGGCGAACCTCATCAGCGCTCAGATTGGCTGACCGGCAATACCGATCCCGCGATCAACCAGAGAAGCACGTGCCAGTTCACGCAGCGTGTAGCCTGCATACGCATTATCTTTTTCTTCTTCCGCATAGCCCACGCGGGACATGATTGCAGCACGAACTGAGTCGCCCACCAGATTGCCATTACCCGCAAGCAGATGAATGGCACCCGGTCCGGCAAGCGGGGTTGTGCCTGCCGCCAGCGCGGTCAGCAGTTTGCCGCGTGCAACTTCCGCTGAGCATGACATATCACTGATACATTCGGTGCGCAGAGAGGCAAATGCCGGAAATGACTCAAACACTGCGCTAACGGCATTAACGCGCTCAGCGTTCGCCGTCTGCATCTGCTGCTGCAACTGAACAGCCAGTGCACTGATATCGATGTTGCCTGCCTGAACCGGCGCGGGCGGCGTGACTGCTGCCTGCGGGGCAGGAACCTGCGGCGCTGGCGTCTGAGCAGCTGGTTTTCCTTCCGCGCGTGGCGTAAACAGTGATTGGAGTTGTTGAGGCATGTTGGTGTAATCCTTCAGTTTGTTTTCATTCATACAGGCTGCTGCCTGCAGTTCAGGTTCCAGGGTATCGGCAAAACCTTTTTCAACGGCTTCCGCACCACTCAGCCAGGTTTCGGCTTTCAGCATTGCCTCAAGCTCTTCGCGCCCCAGACCGGTTTTATTCATGTAGGCGTTGAGCATCAGCGCCTCATTACGATCCAGGAAATCTGCGTAATCGCGCATCTCATCGGAATCGCCAGCAATGCCGCCCCACGGTTTATGAATCATGATCCAGGCGTTTTCCGGCATATGCACGTTGGCACCCGGCAGGCAGACAATCATGGACGCCATACTGGCGGCCACGCCGTCTACCCAGATATCCATCGTGGCTTTAAGGCGTGACAGCGTGTTGTAAATGGCAAAGCCCTGCATCACATCACCACCGGGGCTGTGAATATGCAGGTCGATGGCGCTGGCCTCAAACACGCCAGCCTCTCGGCACTCATTCACAAACTGCTGTGCTGTGATAACGATGATGCCCTGCCTGATTTGCTGCCCTGTCGTGCTGTTCAGGGTGTACGGAACGAAATCAGCCTCCAGCATTTCCAGCGAGAACGGCACCGAGGTGGCGTGCTGCAAACCAGCTACGTTGCCACGCACCAGCTGAGTGAACACCTCACCGTCACGCAGTGCAGAACGCAGCAGCAGCCGTTCTGCCTCGGGACGGGTAAACATCCCAGTCACCTCCGGGCGCACTGACCACTCCGCCCACAACGCTGAGAGCTGGCTGGCAAAATCACCGTGCAGATTGCCGTCCAGATCGAGCGGCTGTGGTTCCACATGGATGCCGTGCGCCCCGATAACTCGGTCCTCCATTTTGTCGAACAGGCCGATGACCAGATCGTGGTTTTCATCCAGCCAGCGCGCTTGCTCACGCAGAGAGGTTCCTGCTGCAAACACAGCGGTGTCAGCTGATCGGGATTCGCGTTTACGCCGGTAAACGATACCGATTTTCCATCCAGCGAATCGGCGTACGCCTGACGCACCGTAAGGAGAATCTGGTAAATCTCATTTCTCGTCACTAAAGCCACCCTCCATTGCCTGACGATCCTGACCAGCCATCTGCCGCGAGGCTTTTTTGCGGAGCAGGTCTGGGCGTGTTTTGTTGTCTGGTTTTGGGTTTTAATTCAGTTTTCTGTCGGGGCTGATCGCCCGTCACAATGCCAGGGTTAGCGTCCTGCTCCCGCGCCCATGCTGGCGGGGTTTCCCAGTCACGGATTTTTTCGTATCCGCGCAGAACGGCAACAGCCTGCGCATAACAGAACAGGTCAAACGCCTCGTTATTACCTTTGCCGGGTTTGCGCCATTTGCCATCAGCGCCGCGCTCCTCATAGGTCAGTTCGTCGTAAAACCATTCACCCAGCCAGTCCGGGAAATGGATGTAACCTGCACCGGGCGTTTCGCGTGAAAGGTTATTACTCAGCTGGTCTTTAAGCGTATCGGTCTGAAGCAGATAGACAGGAATCTCCCCTCGAACCTCAGCACGCCTGTCGGCCCTGCCGCTGTTGTCCGGAAATGTTTTGGTGATTGTTTTCTGGCGTTTTGTGCTGTCGCCTTTGATGAGATAAACGCGTCTGGCCAGCCCGTCCCGGCGACACTGCCGCCAGAATTTATAAGCATTGCCGGTCACGCCTTCCTCGCCGCCGCTGTCCACCGCCATTGCCATCACCGTCATCCGCTGCTCCTCATTGCTCTGCAGGCGATAAGTTTTATCCAGCACATCTGAGACCAGCAGTTGCCAGTCCTCCGGATAGGCATCAGGCCGAATTGGCAAAGCCTCGCCGTTTTCATCATGTCGCATTGAATAGCGGATGTTGTAGCGGTCTATCAGCCATCGCTCCCCGTTTTCGCCATACCCGATGATCTGCACCACGAACCGGCGTTTTTTACCGCCCTGCACGTCAACTGCGGCCAGCAGGAATCGCACTTTAGGCGGCACCAGCCGTTTGCCATAATCCTCTGCACGTTTCATCAGGACGTCTGACTGGCGCTGTTCGACAGATGCACGCGGCAGATACGGACGCCCCCAGTCGGTGTTAATAACCGCCCTTAGAGCCTCTTCACTCTGCGTTGCCTCATACTCCTGCTCAGCGGTCAGTAATTTGTAAACCAGTTGCGCCCACGTCTGATAAGCCGCAGCTGGTCCCTCCATCCAGAACGAAGCGATGCGAGAGCGGCGTGGTTCACCTGAACGATTCCCGGCTACATCAATTTTTTCACCCTCACGCAGCCAGACACCGGATTTATTCAGTTCGCGTTTCAGGTCAGCTGTAATGACGTTGTTGCAGTGAGGGCAGCAGATATGAGCGGCCTCACTCGCTTTAACCGGGTCGGTGTCGTCCCGATAACCAGTCATCACCTCCATCTCTGGCTGGAAATACTCTTCACAGTGTGGGCATTGCCAGTACCAGCGGCGTCTGTCTCCACGGTTATAAAGGGAAAGAGAGCCGGTTGTTGGCGGTGCTTCGTGAGGTGACTGACGACGCCATTTGGTGTTGGTTATCTCTCTGCCTGGTGAACCCTCCACAAGCGTCATACCCGCCGACATGAATGTCGTGGTACGTTTTGAGGCAAGAGAAAACCCATCGCCCTCTCCGTCTATGTTCTCCGGAAACCGGTCATAGTCGGTCAGTGCAACGTATTTAAAATCGGATGACGACATGATGTTGATAGATGGCCAGCCTATTTTTAGATAGTTGCCAGCCAAAAATGTTTTGTCATGAACGTTGTTATCATTGCGCAGCGGGCTGAGGCGTTTTGCCACTTCCGGGCTGACACGGAACGTGCGAGCCAAACGTTTTTTTGAATGTTCCCGCGCCTTCTCCTCCGTCATCTGAACAATCAGCATGTCGGATGGATCGCAAACCACGTTGTAGACCACCCATCCATCTATCAGGCCGATTGTTTTACCAGTTCTCGCAGGGCCAACAAACACCACGGCGTCATACTCACGCGATGCCAGACAGTTCATCGGCTCAATAATATAGGGCGCTAAATCGGGGTCCCATTCGACTGAGTTACCTACCCCCACGGGGACGCGCATGTATTTATGCACCGCCTCCGCTACCGGCAACCTGCGGGGCGCACGGATGATCGAGGCAGTGTTTTTTCTGATCTCTGCCGCCGTGGCCTGATGCATGGTTACTCCTCGTCTGGCAATTCCTCCTCTGGCGGTGCGTCACCGTCTGTCGATGCATATCGGTAAGCGCAGCCAGCTGATTAATATTGAGTCGGAGGTTTTTAAATTCTTTATCCATGATGATGAACAAAATTTAATCATTTCGACATCGTGAAAAATTTCACGACTGAAATATCAGAAGGTTAAGGGGATGATGATGATGTCGATAAAATGCAAAAAACTAGCCGTTTTCCGCGTGTCGCCGCCCCCTCGGTAAACGTTCCTGCCGGGAGTACCTTTTCAAATGAGAATCATTTTCAATTGATCAGCTTTTCGAGGCATCGTAGGACGACACGGAAATATATGAGCCAGCCAGGGTGGTTTTGAACCACACTCTGTGATCGGAAAATTTCAGCCACCGCCCCGGCATGACGGTTTGGCCTGCCTGAGACGCGTCTGGCGCATCCTGAGAAAGACAGAATACTGCCGCCCCAAACTCCACCTGAACATCATAGGTCTGGTAAGTATCGGCAACGAGCTGCCACTCATCGGTTAAATCCAGATTGATGGTTTTCACCTTTGCTCCTGATAATTATTTGGCTGTTATGACCAGCGTTGAAACCATATCTCGCAGCGTAACCGTCAGCGTGCATGTTCCGGCAGTAAGGATACTGACAGCAGCCTGACCGGCAGCGGATGTGCTTATGTGCTGCACCATGCTGGGGTTAGATATCGTCCAGACAGCACCGTCTGCACGACCCGTCTGTAAACCAGTCTGGCCATCGATGATAAACGCGCCCAGATATTGCCACCCTTTAGGCGCGGTGGCGTTCGGCATCACGTAATGCGTTGTGTCAACCTGAGTGACACACCACGGTGACGTGGGGGATTTGTTGCTGTCGTTCTGGATGAATATCGTGTTAAGCGGTGATTTGGATTTACAGCCAATTACAATAGCGCCGGGTACTGATATCCCGAGCGTATTGGTGCCACCAATGACAGTGGCATCTGGTGTTAAAATCATTGGTTGCTCCAATAAAAAACCTCCCGAGGGAGGTTAGGATTTTAGATTCATTGTTTGAAAAAAATTTTGCACTACTGCCCTAATACACCCTTAGCCAATGATGATGCTATACCTACGAAAGTTGGGTTTTCTAATAATTTTTGCCACAAACTTTTAACTTCGGGATCATCACTATTTTCAATAGCCTCTTGCAACTGTTCAATAGTGATATGCTTAGTTATGGAATTATTAGAACCAGCTTGGAAATCGCCACCAGCGTTAATTGCACCGTTAAAAGTTAGGTGCGTAGTGACGTGGCTCGGCTTAACCTTAACGTCTAAAGCTCTAACTTTAAGTGCTGCAAGGTAAGGGAGTTCATCTCCAGCTATGCCTAAACTGGTTGAAACATCATAATCCAATACCTCAAATGGTCTTTCCTTAGAACCAACCTTCTGGATAACAATACTTCCAATATCAAAAGGACAGTCGTCACTCGATAGGGGGATGGATAATTGGTTTTTCGATGTTACCCGCTGGCCTTTGTAGCTTTTGCCTTCGAAAAAGAATGTATCTGGAAAGAAAAAATCCTCGTCACGCATAAACTTCCCTTACTGTGCCTATGAATACCAGTAACAATATTCGCATGACTAGTGTGATCAAAGAATGACGAAGCTCACTTAATCTTACGCATGCATTTATGAACAGTGATCTTAAAACATGTCAATCAGAATAACTTATCTTCAGACGCACTAGTGTGTGCGCCTTGTGATAATCACTCTTCTAAAGATACTGCAGGTGTAATCTCACCCTCTTCAAACCACGCATCCACCGCACGACCATCAGCGGCGCAATAATGGATTAAGTATTGGTTGCAGCTATTAGCATATTCGGCACGGCCCTTCACGTGGCCCTCTTCTCCACTGACAGCGACCTGAACCACTTGACCTAACTCATGCTTAAATCCCATGACACTTTCCTTTTGCTGTGAAATTACCGCCTGCGCGGACCTGTTAATTCTTTTGCTCAAAACAATTTTTTCCCCACGTTTCGTTGTGCGCCAGAATCGCCCGCTGTGTTGGGGCGCTCATAACCTCGATATCGTGGTCACTAACATAAATGGGGTTCACCCACTCACAGCCAGTATCAATCACCCTGACGCCGCCACCGTTCCCGCAGCCGCTCAGAGACAGCAGTATCAGGCTGGCTGTTAATATCCTGCTGAACCTCGACAGCATTTTTCAGCACCTCAATATGTTTATCCGCCAACTCAGCCTGTTCAGATGCCCGCTCAGCGGATGCTTTGGTTTTAGCTGCTTTTTTGCCGCTGCTACGACCCAGACCGAACGCGGCAACTACCAGACCGGCAATGACGGCCAGCACGGTTAATAGCGTTTGCATCAGATCAATCCTTTGTAGGCGTCATAGGTGCCTGTGCGCATAACCTCTGCGTGTCGTCGTGCGCGATTGGGCGTTTGGCGCGCCCATAGGCTATTCAGCATTCCACCAGCTGCACCAGCAAAATCACCGCGTGAAATCATACCCAGTGTATTAGTGAAACCGGCCAGACCGGTTACCCCCATCTGATAGGCCATGCTGTAGAGAATGTCGCGACGTGCCTCGTTGCATTGCGCCAGCGCGGCCACAATTGCGGGCTGCCGATTCATTGAGGCAGTTTTGGCATCTACCAGGCATTGTTTCCACACATCACCAGCACGGCGCGGGACGGTAAACTGATATTGATTGAGCGGCGCGTTCTGAGGGCCAATCCTGATGCCACCGGCAACTGTTGGAAAATTGCGGGTGTCCCAATAGGGAGCCTCGCGGTAGCCCTCTTCAAAATTTAGGATTTCAATGATTCTACTCATCACCTTTACTCCGTGGTGGGTATGAAACAATGCGTGCGACATTACCTCGCGCTGCAAATACAGCCGCGCAAATCAGCGCGTTCGCTACAACTACCGGCCAGCCGCTGGCATGGTATTGCCCGAACAGCCATAGCAATGCGAAATTGCCATAAAACAGAATCTGACCCGCAGCTATCCAGGAAATACCGCGTTTATGTGTTCGCCCTGTTTTGCTGAACGCCATCAGCCGCAACGCAATAGCCGTGCTAATGGCGACATCAATCACTGTCAGGAAATCGCTACTAATCATGATTTCTCCCCCAGCCATTTTTTAACGAATGGCAGCTTTGAAATGCCACCATTTTTCAGCCAGAAATAGCCTTGCACCGCAGCAGCGGAAATAACGACAGCAGCCAGGGCATCAAGTGGTTTTTCCCGATAATCGAAATAGTTCTCAACTTTGTCTGCTACAAATCCGGCTCCAAATACGCCAGCTGCATAGCCAAAGAGGAAATAACCAAATATCTGTCGTCGTGTCAGGTCGCTGGCGGTGACGATAAAACACATCGATCCAGCAAACGCTCCAAACGCGATTGAGTAATCTACAGAGGTGATGAATCCCACCAGCGCAGACGTGACAATGCCCCAGCCAGCTACGGTTGCAGTAGCGCCGGTGCTTAATGGCTCAGCCATTAGCGGTCCCTCTTAATGATTAATGAATTCTGATTTACTCGATTAGCTGATTCAGTTCGCTAACCGTCTGCCGGAAACGTTCCTCTTCCAGCTCTACACCAATTGCAGAGCGACCGAGCTTTAAGGCCGCCTTTATCGTTGAACCTGACCCCATGAAGAAGTCAGCAACTACATCATCCGGCCTGCTGCTGGCATTGATAATCTGCTCCAGCATGTCGGCAGGTTTTTCACATGGGTGTTTGCCGGGATAAAACTGAACCGGCTTATGTGTCCATACGTCTGTATAGGGAACCGCTACCGTGACGCCGAAATACCTGCGCAGGGATTTGTACTCCTCCTGCAGCTCCAGATATTTACGGTTTAGTGAGTGATACGAGTCCACAAGCTGGTGGTGCGGTGTGGCTAACGTTCCTGATTGATTGCGTACGATGGCTATCTCAGTGAACAGCGCCTGCAGTTTGAGGTAATCAGCCTCGCTGGGTAGCTGCCACTGACTGGTGCCGAACCAGTGCGAGGTCATGTTCTTCTTACCGGTTGGCCCCTCTCAGTTGCCAGACATGCTCCCATATACCGATGCTGACCATCGATGACGTGAATGCCACGCTCTGTAACCTCAACTGTCAGCGCAGGCAGATCAACCCCAGCCATCCATAGCTGACACATTTTCTCGGCGTGTGCCATATTCAGAGGGCGTCCCTGCTCCCCATCTACGACGTAAAGTTCCTCGCGAGGCACCATGTACGCTTTTTTGACTGTAGTACCGGTGCCGTTCTGGTCTTTCTTTTTGTAGTGCTGTGATAAAGTTGCCATTTTTCAATCCTTTAGTAACCGCGAAACCCTTCCGGGATGGCGTAATCGACTGGTGAAATGTCTGTGACTGACCGCTGAACCGGACCGAGCCTGACCACCAGCTCATCCCATTTTTCTCGGAGTTTTGCCGGGCTGAGGATATTCCGGCACCAGAACGGATCACCCTGGACGCGTCTGAACATCTGGCAAATCTGGCGGTGTGTGCGCTGGTCCTGTGAGCACATCAGGCGCACGTCATTCGCCCACGCAGCCCAGTTCGGCTCTTTGGGCCTTGCCAGTTCGCCGTCAACTTCTGCCGCTTTCTCGTAGAGGTGTGTGATCTGCCCCCAGATCCATTCCGCGCACTTCAAGTCCTCATGACTGCCCCACTGGCGTTTCTTCTCGCTGTAAACCACCGCGTCGGGAAAACGTGCCAGGAATTGATCGGGGTTATCCACAGGCGAGTCGTCCGGTGGCGAAGCGTCCGGACAAGCGGGGTTTTTATCTAATGGATCATGTTTTGATCTTACTGACGGATCGTCGCCAGATTCTGGGGGGTGAAAAACCGTTTTCTGGCCGGATTTTGACAGGTGAAAATTTGACGCATCAAAATTTGGTGCATCAGATTTTGACGTGTCAGATTTTGATGTGTCAGATTCTGACGCATCAGATTCTGGCTGGTGAACAGCAGCGGCTTCGCGCAGTTTCCTGACGTTTAGCTGATACATGTTCGAGGTGTTGCGGTTGCCCTTACGCCGTGGCGTACTGTTCAGCCAGCCATCAGCCTCCAGCTTGCGTATTGAGGTGCGTACAGTGCTTGGACCAGCCCCAATCTGCCGGGCGATTGTGGCAATCGATGGCCAGCAAACCCCCTCATCACTTGAGAAATCAGCCAGGCGCGCCATGATGGCCACGCTGGTGATTTTCATGCCTGACGCCGCGCAACCGTCCCAGACGTATGCAGACAATTTCACGCTCATCCAACTCTCCTGAACTTCTGGCCCCACAGATTGCGGGGCTGCACGCAGACATGCGGATAGCCTGGACGCCTGAACAGCACCCTGTTATTCGCTACATCAACGCCAATGGTTTCAACAATCACACCGCGTGGGTCGGCATAGCGCGCAACCCACGGCTGAATAATTTCGTTTGTCTGCTGGGGCATTTAGTCCCCTGATTTGCTTAATTTCTGAATGTGGTCGCCCACAGCCCACTCGACGAAACTGTGGTTAACTGCGTGATGGCCATCAGGTAAATTGAGCGCATAACGGAATGGCTGCTGACTGCGTCCGCCAGTCATTGGCAGGCAGCGGAATTGCGGATAGATTCGGGATCTGTTTAAATTGTTCACGCGATTATTTCTCCACACTAATTGATGTAGTCGCCGAGAACGCTGGGCTGCAACCCGGCGTTCTCACTTTTCAGACACGCAAAAAACCCTGTAAACCAGCGTTGCGTGTTCCTGTAATTTGATAATTGCACTGCGTAGTTCCTCGTCTACTGCTACGCGCTCATGTGGTTCAACTACCCCATCCTCAATGGCTAATCTCACCTGTTTTGAATAGCGGCCGATTTGTTCAATCGCCTCTAATAGCCGTTGATTGATGTCACCGTTATCCACCAGTTCAACATCTGGCAACGGCACGAAAATGCCGCCGGACGCCTTAGCTACAGCGTTCACGACGTGATGTTCGCCACCAGCGTGTTGCAACAGCAATGACCAGCCAACCGGAAATATTTGATCGCCACCAGTGCGCAACCGGTTGAAAATTGCGTCCTCGGTTACATCCAGAATTTCTGCGGCCTCAGCATATCCACCAGCTAAACTGGCGACTGTTTTACGGATCGCCTTAATCATCCAGGCTGGCTGGCGTTCAGCTTTCCATTCCGGTTCATTACCCACGATCTGACATCCCTACCTGTGGTTCAAATAGCGGCACCAGTTCGGGATAATCACTGGATACGAACTGGAGTTCGTTTTTTGTAATCTCTGAAATAAGCAGTGCAAACTTCCATGGGATGGGGTCTGACCAACCGCTAACGCTTGATTTTGCAATGTTCAAAGAACGCGCTGTTGCTGTGACTCCACCGTAATAATTTAAAACCTCAGATTTATTCATAACCCTCTCATCCGTAAAAGCGAACAAATTGAGTTTAAGCCAACGGATGCCATCTGGTCAATAATTCAAACATTAATAGTTCAGAAAAGCGGACGAATATGAAACACCAAATTCATCAAACAATTAGTGATCGCATCGTGAGCAGGATGCAGGAGCTTAACTTACGTAGCAGAGACCTTGTTGCAGGAACAGGGGCATCTAAAAGCACCGTGAGCCAGTGGGTGAATGGAAACAATAACCCTTCTGCAACACAAATTCCCAAAATAGCCAGAATTCTAAACGTAACTGAAACTTGGTTAATAAACGGCGGGAGCTACTCACAAAGAGGTAACCGCACTGAGATGGATCAAAGGCCAATTCAGAAAATCCCTCTAGTCTCGCTGTCGCAGGCGGGGGACTGGAGAAATCTCATGAACCAAACGAACGAATTTTCAGAATGGACAACCGTTACTGATGACGTATCCCCCCATGCGTTCTCTGTAGAAATGGATAATGACTCAATGGCTGGTCTCATCCCAGAGGGTGCCATCGTTATTTTTGATCCCAATAAACCACCTAAATCAGGCCAAATTGTTTTGGCTAACGTCGGCAATTCAACGGTAATAAAAAAACTAGTGATTGACGGCCCCAGCGCCTACCTGGCTCCGGTGAATTCTGGCTATAAAACTATTGAGCTAGAATCGCTTTCCCAGATCGTTGCTACTGGCGTATCAGTTCAGACAAAACTGCCATAACCCTCCCCTTCAATCGACAACTCAAAAGTGGCCTTAGAAATGGCCCCACCCGCCCGCGTCCGTAAAAACGAACAAAGACTATTGACCATCTCGTCCGTAAATGCGAACATCTGTTTTGCCACAAAACTGCTTTGAGAAACGACGCTCTCAGCCCTCTGAGTTTGCGCCCTCTCACAAAAATTTATTTAGTGTGGAGAAACGGCAGTGGGCTATTGCAGTAGCCCACCAGCCATAATCGAGGAAATGATTATGATCCAGGTAATCGACGATCTGATTACTGATATTTATGACGAGCACCCCCACCCACGTATTGTCTGTAACACTGCTGACGACTATACGGCGCGACTGGTTTCACAACTCAATCAGAAACGCACCACACGTACCAACCAGTCTCCTACCCGCTCCCCGGCTTGTTCTCGCTCTGCTCAGCAGGAGGCGCAACTATGAAAAAACTCGCCCAATATCGCCGCAGCAACGGCCCGAACGCCGGTTTCAGCGAAAAGCTCGCATGGCAGCTATCCAAAGGCCCAGCAACTGGCAGGGAGTTGGCGGAACGTTTTGGCATGAGCCTGCGTGAGTTCAACAACCTGATCAACAGCACGCTACGGCGCGGCGGTGAAACGTTGCAGGTTGAGGCGTCCAAACCGGTCTGCCTCGGTGGCAATGCTATCGACCGCACCTACACGCTGATCAGACGTCCACGCCGGGTTGCTCCGCAGGCATTGCCGCCAATGGTCATTAACCAGAGCAATGACCGGTCCGAAGAGGCTATTAAGCGCCACCGTGCTGCAGCTAAACGACGCGCCCGACTGATTGCCAGTGGGATTTACATGGAATGTATGGGTTAAGGGGATCGAGATGAACGTAACTCAAGTTGGAGAAATTCATAACTGCGACTGTGGTTTCTCATGGCGCACCGGGAAAAGTGGTTCGCATGAATGCGGCTATGGACTAAGAAAGCAGCTGGCCGCCCTCAAAGCAGAGCGTGACTCCCTGGCGGTTGAGGGTGCGGCGCGGGGCGAAATCATCGAGCGCCTGATTGGTCAATACAGCGCAGCGGGTTATCACGCCGTACAGAATTCACTTAATCCAGCACAGTCATTGCTATACGACGCCATACAGGTGCTGAAACAGCCAGCCACCGACGCCTACTTCAACTTAGTGCGGGCTGAGGGTGTTGAGTTGGTTAAGTCTCATCCAGCGATAACGCTCTGCAACCTCACGCATGTCTGTGAAGAAATAGCCAACCAACTCCGCAGCTGTAAGGATGGTGAGTGATGGACGCAGTCGCCAAAAAGAAATACCTCGCCAAAATCCAGAAGTTGATGCGCCTGGCAGAGAACACCGGAAACCCTGCAGAAGCCGCCAGTGCCATGTCAAAAGCGCAGGCATTCATGCGGGAGCATGGCCTGAGTGAATCAGAGGTCGTGTTCTCTGAAATCAGCACCAGCGAGAGCAAAAGCTCTCCAAGCGATGCAGAGAAACTGCCTCTTTACATGGTCTACCTTACTCAAACCATCGAAAAAGCCTTCGCTGTGAAATGTCTTGTGGGTTGGAGAGCAACCTCTGGCTACCGCTACAAACGCGTCGTAAGTTTTTACGGGTTGGATAACCGTGATGTTGCAGCTGCGTACATTTTCGACGTTCTGACACGCCAGATTAAGCAGGCGCGAAAAAACTTCATCAACGGGCACTGCGAAAGTTGGCTTGCCCCGAAGCGAAAGGCTGCACTGGCTGACCAATTTTGTGAGGGCTGGGCCTCTGGTGCCTATCACGCAGTGAAAGAGCTGGTCATCGATGAAGAGCAGGAGGCCAAAATGAGTGCCTACGCGGAGAAACTGAGAGATGAGGGCATGGGTAAAGTCAGGACCCGTAACAGTAAAGACGATGACTGCCCCTCTCATGCTAAATATCTTGGCTACCAGGAAGGTAAGCACGCAAAGGTGTTTCATGGGGTTGATGGTAGCAGTAATGGCCCTGCGCTAATCGATGTGGCGTAGTGACTATCAGTGAATGCCTATTGAGCTTTGTGGCTGACATTGTGCGCACCGTTAAGCAAGTAAGAAACAGAAACTAACATTGAAACGCCGTGACCTGTCACGGCTCAGCAGACCTGTTGCAGCGGGGATGTGTGGAGAGAACGAGATGTCTGATATTGAAAACGTGATAATTTCTGATGCCGATATCGAAAAAATAACCGGCTATAAAATCCCCTCAAAACAATGCCAGTGCCTGAAACAGGCTGGTATATTTTTCGTGGTCCGCCGTGATGGTCGTCCCAGAACTACATGGCAGCATTTCAACGATCCTATTTCATCAAGAAAAGCCCCGGAAACTAATCAACATGAACCCAACTTTGGAGCACTGGATTAATGGCGCGCGTTCGCAAAAACGCTGCAGATGCCTGGATGCCGCCACGCGTTTATCGCGGTAAGTCAGCCTATGAGTTCCATCCAAAAAACGGTGGTGCAATACGCCTCTGTGCGCTGGATGCGGCCCAGTCTTCTGTATGGGCGGCATATGAGGCGCTGATAAATGAGATACCTGCTGATAGGCTGCTGGCGTCATTGGCTGAGCGTTTTTTCAGATCGGCTGATTTTTTCGAATTGGCACGCGAAACACAACGGGACTACCTGAAATATTCAAAAAATGTTTTAGCTGTTTTTGGTGCCATGCCCTCTGATGCAATCCGGCCTGAGCACGTCAGAAAGTACATGGACAAACGCGGATTAAAAAGCCGGGTGCAGGCCAACAGGGAAAAAGCGTTTATGTCCCGCATGTACCGCTGGGGCTATGAGCGTGGCATGGTTAAGTGTAACCCAACGAAAGGAGTTAAGAAGTTCAAGGAGGTGTCCAGGGATCGGTATGTGACCGATGCGGAGTACCAAGCTCTCTATTCATGCGCGCCTGATGTGGTGAAGATCGCTATGGAATTAGCCTACCTCACCTGCTCGCGTCAGGGTGATATTCTCGCAATGAAAAAGAGCCAGATCATGGATGAGGGCATACTGATCAAACAGAGTAAAACCAGTGTTGCTCTGATTAAGGCGTGGTCGCCACGGTTTGCTGCAGCAATCAAAATGGCAGCTGAACTACCACTCAAACCAGGTATGAGCAGTATTTTCATCATCCACCAGCCTAATGGTTCTGGCTACACCCGAGACGGGTTTAATAGCCGCTGGAGTGCTGCACGCGAAGCAGCAAAGCAAAAATTTCCAGAGCTACTATTTGATTTCACATTTCACGATTTAAAAGCGAAAGGTGTATCTGATCTGGAAGGAGATTTATACGAGAAGAGAGCTATTACAGGCCATAAAAATGTGGAGCAGACAGCAGCCTATGACAGGAAAATAATTGTTGTCCCTGTAGTTGGAGGACAGAAAAAAAATAAATGACATTAGGAATAGGTCTTAAAAATAGTAATTTAGATGCAAAAAAATGCCTCTGCGGAACGATCATACGACACTGCTTATCATCGATTTTTTGGTAAAGCGGTATGGTGCCAATGGCAAGACTTGAACCCCCACAAACTTACAGCTAAAGCATTTTAAAAACACATTTAATGCTTCAAAGCATGAAATTATGATTTTAAAGGTTATGTAGGTGAGGTATTAGCGCGCAATTCCATGTATTGTTCGATTTTCATTACCATTGATCTGAAAGATTGACACATCGCGCCCACCTATCGCCACATCATAAACTCCACTTTGGCGGGGTTTCATTGATTTGTTCTTATATTAATCATACTTTCTTACGAAATCTTCATCTGACTGACAAAGATACAGAATAAATTCAATGAACGCGATGAATGCCGGAATGAATGTCCAGCAAAAAATCAGGTAAAGAAAACCCTGACCAATTTCCCCAAGATAGAACTCATGAACGCCAAAACCTCCCAGGTAAAATGCCAATAAAGCAGCTGCAATTCGGCTCTTATTGCCTTGCAAAGATGCTAACTGAGTCGCACCTCAATTAGGGCCAGCCTTGGCAGATTCATGAATTTCCTTGCCACAACCACGGCAAAAAACCATCCCAGACATAATCACTTCATAATTAATTTGTTCAAGTCCCAACACTATCGGCAGACTAATGCCAAACCTTAATACAAATTTTCACTTCAGCTCAAAGCAGGCTTAGAATCAGGAAAAACTTCAAATGGTCTCAACCATAGTTGTATCCAGGAAAACACTTGCTGTAATAATACGCATCCTGATGAAAAGCGTAATATGTTTCAGATAATTATGTACGGTCTACAGAGTTGTGAATGACTGATTATACAGCATATTTGTGAAGTGCTAATAGCTGAGACGCTGGACTATATCGTTAAGGCTGCTAGAGTTTCTGCCACCAATGAGTTTTGCCCGGTAATGATATACACTAAAAGGCGTAAAGGACTGGGTGGGCACTGTGGTATTCCAGTTCACCCCATACGCTCTGGCTGAAGACAAAGCCGGTGACGGGCGGCACCCAAAAACCAAGAGTTTACGAACCTCTTATCAAAGCTCTAGAGTGTTAGACTGCGGAGCACACTTTTCCCATCAGTATCAAGCCAAACCACAGAACGCATTACAGCGCGCCAACTTTCAGTGAAATACATAAAACCAACTAGCCCCTTCAACGTGCGACTGCTCCCTGCCTTGCCCGCGCATAAGACTAATGCATTTTTTACACTTTTGCAGTGAAACCCGCCAGCTCTAGCACTAATGACATTTTCAGCTTTGTAAAAAATTGTGCATCAAATCCCTTTTTTTTGCAGCAAATAATGAAAGTTTTTTTAATAGTTGAAATAGTAAAATAATTGGGATTATTCTTACATTAGTTATGGTAACAACTAACTCTAAAATCTTAACTAGCAATTTTATAAGGACAAAAAAATGGGTTATGAGGTTGATTTTCTTGCAGTTGGAGAAAAAAGTAGCGGGGATGCAATTTGTGTGCGCTGGGGCAATCTTCACGGCACTCGCGAAGAGCAGAAAGTGATAGTCATTGACGCAGGGTATTCAGGTACCGGACAAGAGGTTGTTGATTACCTCGAAAAGTATTACAAAACCAAGAAAATTGACCTATTAGTATCGACCCATCCTGATGCTGATCATGTTGGCGGACTTGCTACTATTCTTGAGAATGCTGATGTCAAGGAATTTTGGATTCATCAGCCTTGGGAACATAATGCAAACTTAGCAGCCGAGTTTGCCGACGGTAGAATTACTGATGCCAGCATTGCTGAACGCATGAAGGAGAACTTACAGAAAGCTTATGATGCTGTTAAAATAGCCAAAAGAAAGAACATTGAAATCCACGAACCATTTCAAGGCAAAACGTGGGATAGCGGTAACTTAACCGTCGTCGGTCCAACCCTACAATATTACGAAACATTGATACCTGACTTCGCAAGAATGCCTGCTAGGGCAGAAAAAAGAGCAGGTTTAGAGTCTTTTAGCTCCAACTTTGATTCATTGCTAGAAAAAGCAAAAAGAATGATTAGTCACATCGCTGAATGGTTCAAGGATGAGAATTTAGACGATAATGATACTACATCAGCGCAGAATAACTCTAGCGTAATAATGAAACTTGAAGTTGAAAACAAAACCCTCCTTTTTACGGGCGATGCCGGAATTACTGCTCTCGATTATGCTTTGCCATATATTGATACAACAAGATTAAAATTCCTCCAAGTTCCACACCATGGAAGCAGAAGAAACATAGGACCTGAAATTCTCAACAAGTTAGTTGGGGGGATTGTAAATGAAGGTGAAACCCGTGGTATTACAGCTTTCATTTCATGTGCTCCGGGTTCAACAAAACACCCACATCAAGCGGTAATTAATGCATTAACTAGGCGTGGAGTAAGAGTAGTTACTACAGAAGGAAAGCACAAACACCATTATCTTGATGCTCCTACTAGAGAAAACTGGATAACAGCGGATCCGAGGGAGTACTTGAAAGAGTACCAGACTGAGGAAAGTTAAGTTTAAAAAAGCTGCCTTATGGCAGCTTATTTCCTATTAACTGAGTTTGACCTTTTTATCACATATTTCACTTGTTTAACATACGAAACCAAAAACAACACGGCAAGGAAAATTGAAATGCAAACTGAAAAATAATAACTAACACCATTTAAATAGCCTAATAAAAATAAAGAAATTAATAATAAAATAAATGTTGCCAATAAAGTTCTATACATATTTGCTATTTCTTGAAGGGTTTCGATTTTTTTATCTAAAACACATGCAGAAACGTACTCCCCATATGGTATGAATTTAACTAATTTAATCACTTTAAGTAGAGGCTCTAGAATCAACGAACCGAGCCTACTTATTACTAAACCAACAAAATAATAAAGGATGACACTCTTTACTATGTCATTGCCGGACAGAGACAAATGCGCAGCTTTCTCCATAAAATAAATATAAATCGCACCTGGGAATAGATTATTAAAAATATTATAAGAAGAAATTTTTTCCCAAAAACCATCCATTATAGCCTCTTCGCTCTAAGTCAACTAACTCTCATTGTTAAATAAATACTCACAGATATCAAGGGCCAATCTAAAGCACTGATTGATAAAAAACGTGCGCAAGTGGCAAAGCCAAACTGATAAGTTTGATACTTCAGGTAGTAAAAGTCTAGAAACTTGACAGGTTTAATGCATATTAGCGCTGTATGACTTTCATTAACTTAATCAGATAATATAGCGATTTTGACTCCATACACATCTCAGACTACTACTTTGAAAATGCAAAGCATAAGAAGATTATTACCAACCTCAGGCTTTAATAACCATCGCAGCTTAATAATATATCAGAAATCACCTATATATGTGTATACTCCCAAATGTTAGAACCATAGTTCTTATCGTAAGATTTCATAAGATATCGCCGTAAGCGGGTTCGACTAAATTACTATATATGTGGGATTTAATAATGCTTTGACAAAATACTATAGCAAAAACAGTAACTTAAATAATCACCCGTAACGTCAAGAGCTATTGGTAATTCTTTTCAATTGCAGCTCATTCTTGCTCCCTTGCCTGAGAGACTCGCACGATTCACTAAACGTTGAGGCGCGCAGCACTCTTTGCATACTCTCAACAAGTTAATACATTCTCTATTTGCCTAAAGTATTGCATGTCTGAGTTCTCCAGCGGATACAGCCCACCATTATATGATATCACGTTGGGAAACCGGCGCCGTCCCCCGCCCGCTGTCAGCCCGCAGGAGATGATTCCTGAAGAGTTAATAGCAATTGATAGTGCATATCAGACGCTTCGTTTCCGCATAGGTGACTGGAACAACAGTGCACTGTCATTAAGGTTTGCAACAGCAATCATCATGGCAGCGAAGTTGTCCCTCAAGCCGGGCATGAGAGTTTTTCCATCATCCATTAGCTAATGGTATTGGCGATAATCGGAACGAATTTAACAGTCGATGGAGTGCTGGACGTGAAGCGGCAAAGCTCAAGTTTCCAGAACTACTTATTATTTTCACAGTTCATGATTTGAAGGCTAAAAGCATCTCCGATCTGAAAGGTGATCTTTTCGAGAAGAGGGCCATTACGGGGCATAAAAATGTGGAGCAGACTGCGGCTTATGACAGAAAAATAGTGGTGGTTCCCGTAGTTGGCGGACAGGTGAAAGAGAAATAATATTAGGAGTGGATATTAGGAAGCTGAATTCAGGCACAAAAAAACCGCCTCTGAGGGGCGGTCATACGACATTGCTTATCATTGATTTTATTGGTAATTCGATATGGTGCCCGGGGCGGGACTTGAACCCGCACAGCCTTACAGCCGAGGGATTTTAAATCCCTTGTGTCTACCGATTTCACCACCCGGGCAGGGTGTAACTGGAGGCGCGTCCCGGAGTCGAACC